ACAGCCAATCCGGCCGCCGGTTACTTTGACGCTGCTGAGGGCACACCGTGCGACTTGTTCCTTGGACAGAACCAGGTCTATAACAAGAGGACAGTGTTTGACCTCCGTAATGGCCTCAGTGAGCAAAAGATAGCAGAGGGTAGCCACACGGTCAGTTATTCAGAGGCCCAGAATGGGAGTATTACCTTCTCCTGGACCTTTGACGGCAGAGCGTACTGGGACCAAATCAAGCAGCCTACAATCATTTCTGGTAATTTCCAGTTGCCGGAGATTACGGTAGACTACACGCCCACCACAGACAAGGCTGAGTATATGTTAGGCGAGCCGGTCACCATCACAACTAACGCTCCAAGCGCTGAGTATGCGCATGACATCAGCTACTTAAGCCAAGGCAAGACTCAGACGGACATCCAGAAAGGCGTGACTGACAGAGTCCAGTGGACGGTTCCGGATGATGAGGTCCTCCAGGCTCCTACTACTACATTCTTTAACCTAACTATCAAGGTTGACGCAAAGAAGGATGGCAAGGTCATTTTTAGCAAGAACATCACTGTAAAGGTGAATATCCCGGAAACCTACAAACCGTTTGTCCAGGGCGTTTCGGTTATGGAGACGAATGAAAAAGTCAAAAACCTCTTAAATAGCAAAGGCTATCTAAGAGGTTTGTCGCTTATCAGAGCGTTTCCTCTTGGTATTATGTTGGCTCCAGGAGCCGGCGTCGTTAGCTTTGTTGCTAGAATCAAGGAAAAGCCGGAAATTACGGTAACTAGCACCGATGGAAATCTTAATTTCCCGGCTTTTAATTTCCCAGAACAAGGGAGCCAACAGGTCACGGTCCAAGTAGCTGCTGTCGATAGTCGTGGCCGCCAATCTGAATGGGTTGAGCGCACTATCAATGTGATGTACTACCAGGCTCCATCAATCGGCGCCATGACCCCAATCCGTACTGGCGAGAGGGTAGTTATCAAGCGCAACTGGTCGGTATCATCCATTGAGCCAGAGGGCCCTGGTAGCGAGAAGAACACAGCCACATTGTCATTCTTTGTCCGGCCACAAGGTGGCGAATGGGCCGAGAACACTAGTGCTAATGCTACAGCTCTGTCTGGTAAGGACAGCGAGGCTAATCTCCTAGGAACGTTCCCAGGTAACGCCTATTTCGAGTTCAAGGTAAGACTGTCGGACAAGTTGGCGACTGTTGAGGCCGGTCCGTTTGCAATCCCGACCGAAAGAGTGCCAATTAGCATGTCATCAAATGGGAAAATTGGGATAAACAGGCTTGTAAACAAAAACGGCGCTCAGCTTCAGGTTGGCGGAGATGGCGAGGTTATGAGCCTGTTAGGTGCAACCTTCCCGTTCTTTACCCTACACAACCAATCCCGCCAGGTCGCTCGGATTGGTTTCCCAAACAAACGCCATATGGACAATCGGGAGCTGTTGCTTGTCAACGACGCGATTGGCAAATGGTTGACGCTTAGCGACCGTGCCTATTACGACGGCAAGAAACTGGCTTATGACATGATTGAGGTACCGGACACTCAGACGGTCAACACGGACACCTTAGCCAACGGATTCCATCGAATCAACAAGGCGACCAGGAGCGCAGAGAATTGGTGTATTTTAATCAGCGTGTGCAAGAACAATCCGACCGAAGGCTTCCAAATTGGATGGCTCCCGGCCTTCCACGCCGCCGGTCTATGCTTCCGAGTCAAGCAATCCAACGTATGGAAGCCATGGCAAAAGATAGGAGTGATGTAGTTTGGATGAAGAATTGTATTCATACACAACCGAAGACGAGGCCCTGGACATTCCATCCAGGCCTCTTTACTTGGTCTTAAACGACCAAAACGAGGTCACAGACCTCTCATTTGAGGACACTGGCCACCATTACCAGGACGTGCCAGAGGAGCGCGACCTGGATTACTGGCGCGAGTTCTTTGAGCTCAAGAGCCACCGTCTGACCTTTGTCGACGGTCTACTTGTCTCAGAACCTCGCCAGACGGCTACAGCTTCCGGTCACGGGGTAACCGAGGAAGAGGTAGAGGCTCGAATTAAAGCAGCCTTAGACGGCCAAAGAGAGGAGTTCCTGTCCATCCTGGACGCCTACTCCAAAAAACGAACAGCAAAACCAAAATAAAAGAATTGAGGAGATTAAAATGATGTTTACTTACTTACGACAACTCACACAAACAGATGACTCAAAAATCTTATTCATCCTAGCCTTAATTTGCGGTGCTATGATCCTGGACTTCGCCAGTGGCACATTGGCCGCATGGGTCAATCCGGACATCGAATTCAAGTCAAAAATGGGCATCAACGGTATTATTCGCAAAATTGCGAGTATTATCTTACTAGTGTTCTTCATCCCTGTATCGGCCTTAGTTCCGTCTGAAATTGGGGTAGCAACACTGTACACCTTATATCTTGGTTACCTAGGGATGGAAGTCCGTTCCGTATTCGAGAATTATAAAAAATTCGGGTTCGAGACTGGTCCGCTTCAAAGTATCGTTAATCAGTTTCTTGGTAAAAAAGGGGACGAATAAAGATGTTACGATATGGTGATTATACGTTAAGCGATGATCTCATTACGAAAATCACCGCGGTAGCTCGGCATTATGATTTGGTGCCGAGCTTCGTTATTTGCCAACTGTGCCATGAGACAGCTTGGGGCCAGCATCCTAACTCTATCTCGGCCAGAGAGGACAACAACTGGGGCGGTATGACGTGGGGATATGATGACCTCAATCCTAAGACGCGCAAAAGCGGTGTCCAAGTTACACCAGGTCGTAAGCGCCCGGCAGTCGAGGGTGGGTATTATATCCACTACGCAACTGTCGAGGACTTCCTAAAGGACTATGGCTATCTGCTCCGCAATGGTGGCTTCTACAAGACATCTGGAGCTAAGACGCTGTGGGACTACGCTCGTGGCTTATTCCGTCTAGGTGGCGCACAGTACGATTACGCAGGTGACGGAAGCAACTCCGAGAAGGTCTTTAATTCTTATTACAACTCAATGAAAACTATCCACGATGCGCTCAATGCAGATGGGTCACTGGATAGAATCGATAAGGGGGAATCTAGCAATATGACTGGACTACAATCATTATTAAGCATTGCTCGTCAATACGTCGGCGAGCCAATGTATGGCTCCGGACATCGTCGCGTTGTTGACACTTACAACGGTCAGAATCCGTTGCCGGTTGGCTACAAGCTCAAGATTGACGATGACTGGTGCGCGGCATTCGTGACCGCAATGTCTATCTTATCTGGCAACTACGCTCTGACCGGTGGTGAATGTGGCGTCGAGCGATTCGTCCGGAACGAATTCCAACCGAAAGGAATTTGGTTAGGCAAGGTCCGTCCTCAAGCAGGGGATATCATCATCTTTGACTGGGACGCGAATAGTTGGGCCGACCATATCGGTTATGTTGAAAGCGTGTCTGGCGATACTGTCTACACAATCGAAGGAAACTCTGGCAGTCCAAGCGCTGTGCGTCGGCAATCCTACACATGGAATATGTGGCAAATCAAGGGCTATGCTCGGCCTAAATGGAACGATGCAAGTCCTGCTCCATTATCTAGTGGTGGCAAATCAATCGATGCTATCGCTCAAGAGGTGCTAACCGGCGCCTGGGGCAATGGCGATGACCGCCGCAGCCGCTTAACTGCTGCTGGCTATGACTACACAGAGGTCCAAGCCAAGATTAACGCTATCCTCAACGGAGACTCTGCTCCAGCTCGCAAAGAGGGATGGAATCAAGATGACACTGGCTGGTGGTATGTCGTAGATGGCGAGTATCTCAAATCCGAGTGGCGTAAGATTGGTGACTACTGGTACCTATTCGACCGCCATGGCTATGCTTATTGCAATGGTTGGGCTCTTGACGGTGACAAGTGGTATTTCTTCGATGAGAACTGTCACATGGTGACAGGATGGATTAAATATCGAGACAAATGGTACCATTTAGAGAACGAGGGTCAATTGTCGTCCAAAGAGTATGTCACTGGCTATGACGGCCGTCTTTATTACGTTAAAGAAGACGGTTCTTTGCTAGAGTCAACTAACATCGAAGTACGAGAAGATGGCAGCCTAGTCGAAAAAGAGACAGGTAACATCGTCGGCACTTTCTAGGTCCAATATTTTAGACCAAAACAAATAAGTCCGGTTTCCCGGACTCTCTTTTTATGACACCTCCCTGGGCTTCGGCCTGGGGAGGCTTTTTTTATTTGCTAATACATGGTATAATATAGGTAATCCGAAGGAAGGGCAGAGGTTCTGCCAACCAATCGCGACGGCGGTTGCGGATATTGGACAAACACGTTTTAGCGCGCTAGTTGGGCTTTTGTGTCCCAGAACGGGGTAAGGTAATGGCCGAGCAGTCACATATAGCCCGCGTGTTTTTACAAGCCACCGATACAAGGTGGCTTTTTT